TCTTGAACACTTTCGAATGTTTAAAATATTCATGATTATGGATTGTACCATCTGATTCATACCATCCGCTTTGCCAATCAAATTCATTATTCGAAAGTGTTTTTTCAACCTGATTGTATATATCTTCCTTTAGCGAACTAGTTTCCGTTTTCAGTGAAGTAATATCCGTCTTATTCTGCTCGATCTGCTGTGCTTGTTCTGTGGTGGCACCAGGAAGTACTGGATTCGCCACCAGGTAATCTGTAACAGCACTTTGTATCTTCTCATCACTTACACTGAAATTTTTAAGCATATGTTTCAAAACACCATATGACTTTTCAGAATCAAATCCACGCTCTGTGATATTAGTGATAAGTTTCCATGTCTTTTCCTCACGGTCGTACTCATAGTATTCTCCCGTATCGGACATAAAACAGGATGCCCCGCCCGAAGCGTATTTTGCAATAACATCATTCAGGACAGAAACATCCGCAGATAATCCCTGATATTTTCTTGGTTCTCTTGTATCAACACATTTTATGCTCTTGAAGTCTGGAATCACATCTCCCGGTTTGTATTCCTGACCGTCAATGATCATTGTGTTCTCTGCTATTCTTGCCATTAAGCTATCATCCTTTCTACCCTAACAGGAGCTACATATGTGAATCGGTTTCCTAAAACATCTTTTGCAACGCCAATTACAAAGCATCCGTAGTCGGCAAGCATATTGCACACAAATTCCTCTGCGTCCACCCAATACTGTTTCTTAACCATGCGGTGAAGTTCTGGTAATAGACCATAACTGAACATCACGCAATGCCCTAATTCATGGATAAACACACGGTTCAGAAGCTCTCCGTGAAGGCTATTTGCGATTGAAATAATACGGGTGGAATAATCCGATACTCCAAGTGTTCTATTGCCTGTACGATCAATTAACACGCTGTCGTGTGGAGACACAAACTGTACTCTCCATAGGTCTTCGTTCATATAAAATTGTCTTAGCATGGCTTATCACCATCCTTTTCAAATTAACTCAAGTTCTTGGAATACTTTAAAAATCTTTGGAGATTGAATTGCAAACCAATCAACCATTTCTTCGTTCGTAGCCCATGCTCCATAAAAATTGGCAGACGAAGAATCAAGTCCACTTTCAAATAAAAAAGCATGAACAATTTCATGACGTAGAATGTTTTTCTTCCAATTTTCGTAATCTCTTAATTCACAATCATCTTTTTTGTTACACACTATAATTTCGTGCGCGGACATATCCGTGTATCCATCTCTGCCTTTTCCATCAAGTAAATCGTCGTCTTTTTCATTCCTGAAATATATTTTGTACTCGGTTCCTAAAATATTTACAGTCAAATTTTCCATAATCAATCCTCGAATTTCATTACGAATTTTCCACCACATTCACATTTTTCATGACAGTCATATACATTCCAATTAGTTGTTGATTTGTCAGCACTTGGTTTCTGTGGTTTTCCACATTTCTCACAAATCATTTTAATTTTGACTTCCGCTTTTTTTCTCAACATATTATGTACCTCCATAACTAAAAAGCCCCTGCTACATTCCTGTAACAAGGGCAAAATTCATTTCATATTCAATTCATCTGCTGTATGAAACGTGTCAGATCAGTTTTCATCTGTTGTCTGATTGATGCATCTGCATCGTCCCACATTTCTTTCATATTGCGGATGATATCTTCTGTATACTCTTTCATGGAATCATCCATTTTTCTCTTGGATTCAGCGTCTTTGGAATCATGGTAATGTCTGCGATTCTCACTGTATCTGTCGTAGGTTTCACCATATCTGGACTGCTGACGATTCATTCCATCATTCCCCATATTCCTGTCCGAATATTCTGGGTGATATCCCATGCGGTACATATTGCGTTCAAATTCTGGATTATTCAGATATTCATTCATCCAGTCATCATCCTGTGCGTGAAGATAAGGAATATATCCCATGCGGCTTCCTCTGCCTTTTGGTGCAAATCTGCCGTTTGCATAACGATATCTGTCATATCCCATGCGTCCAAGATATTTCTCTTCCTGCTCGCATTCGTCCATAGCTTCTACGATTCTGTAATCTTTATCTGCGCAAATCGCACACTTTACAGCTTCCATGCAGTCTTTCAAATCGTCCCAGTCTTGAGCACTGAGATTATCAAAGCCATGTGCTTTAGCTTTCTCCATGGCCCATTTTCCCATTTCCATTGCAACTTTATGCATTACAGTTCCCCCTCGTATAATATCTTTTAGATACATAATTACCTGTATCTCAGTTAACAAGTTACCAAATAAATATTGTTCAATAGGCTTAGCAAAGCCCATGATATAATTGTCCCAGTGTCAATCAGGTAATAGTTCTTTTTTCCCCTGTTGAACCAGTAATGGTTGCTTCATTGAAAGTCTGTTCCCCTGACATGGAAGTTAGCTTCAAACCAGCTGGCTGTTTGCTTAAGTACATGGACGACCATCTAGCAGTGTGGTTTCGCATCTGTCCATCTTAAGCTGGATTCTTATATGCGAGGGTGTCGATGCTCCATGATCATGGGTTTTACCAAGCCGATTGAACACTTTAATCTACTACGAAAGAAGGTGATTACAATGAACACACTTTACGTCGGTATTGATGTAAGCAGCAAATCCAATGTCATTTACTTAATGCTTCCAAATGGTGACAAACACAGTAACTTTTCTGTTGCAAACTCACACGAAGGTTCTACCCAGTTGGTAAAAAGAATTCATTCTGCTTTAACTTCACATTCCCTTGACACGGTTCTGATTGGTCTTGAAGCAACCTCTGTTTATGGAGACAATCTCGTGTACTTCTTAAGGGAAGATGCCACTCTGGCACCATTTAACAGAAAGATTCATGTCCTCAATCCTAAGCAGGTCAAAAAGTTTCATGATACTTATAACGATCTGCCAAAGAATGATTATGTGGACTCTTTTGTAATTGCTGACTGCCTGCGTTTCGGTAGAATCAACAAAGAGGTATATATGGGAGACTATCGTTACAAAGCTCTTCAGAACCTCACACGGGCACGTTTCTTCGCTGTTCAAAATCTGGTAAAAGAAAAGCAGCGATTTATGAATGTGCTGTTCAAGAAGTATTCTACGATGACGCAGGAGAAGGTCTTCAGCGATACCTTCAGTACTACCGCCCTTGCTGTCTACGATGAATTTGAATCCGCAGAAGCACTGGCAAATATGGACTTACATGAGCTTACTGACTTCATCATGAAAAAAGGGAAAAATCGTTTCCCAGATCCTGATGCAGTAGCCAAAGCCATTCAGAAAGCTGCCCGCAGTTCTTACCGTTTACCCAAGACGGTGAACGATTCTGTCAATCAGGTGCTTTCTATATCCATAACCTCCATGAAGGCATTGGAATCTCAGATCAAAGAGTTCGATAAAGCTATTAAAGCTCAGATGGAACTCTTGCCCAACGTATTGATATCTATTCCGGGTATCGGACCTGTATATTCAGCCGGAATCATGGCTGAAATCGGTGATATCAATCGTTTTAATAGTCAGGCTGCCCTTGCTAAATATGCGGGACTTGCCTGGAAACAGCACCAGTCCGGTGGTTTCGAAGCCGAAGTTACAAGGCTCATCCCATCCGGCAACCGATTTTTAAAGTACTATCTGTGTGAAGCTGCATTTTCTCTTGTAAGATGCGACAAGGAATACAGCGACTTCTACCACCTCAAATATAAAGAGGTCAACAGATGCCAACACAAACGTGCACTCGCATTAACTGCCCGTAAATTTGTGCGCTTAGTCTTTCGACTGCTGAAAGACAATCGCCTATACTGTCCAGCAAAGTAGATTCCATCTATTTGCTGATGAGCTATGCCCTGCTCATTTTTAAAAATCTGGTCGACAGGGCTTAGGTGGGTGTTTTTTGTCTTCATAAGATATATACAAAAATATATGCTTTTTTTATTATTTATCTCTTGACATCACACCGCTGGACTTTCAATCATTCAGCTGAATTATTTTCCTTATCATCTTCAATTGCTTTCCCAAGGCAAGCCATAACAGATGCACAATCAAGCAGTATTTCTCTTTCTCTGATGTTTCTTCCGTCTTTTGTATGCCAATCTCCTACTATATAAAGTTCGGCATTTGCAGAAAGAATATCTGTTTTCATATCCCAGTATTTAATATGGATTTCATAAGCTGCATTCGCAGAAATTGGATTTACGTAAATTCCTTTTGTTACTTCTTTCCAATCTTTCAAGTCAATTGATACCATCTACTTCTCCTTTCAAAACGGACATAAGTCCAAGTTAATTTCCAGTCCAGGTGTTGCAATCTGGACGATTGTATCAGCACCAGACGTTTCTTGTATCTCACTCAAAATCTGTTCCGGGTCAGCTGCTTCATTACTCAAATGCACCAATGTTACCGTCCGCAAAGCTGCCGTATGGTTCGTATTTACTAAGCTTTTGCAGGTATCTAAGGAACAATGCCCTTTAAGCCTGTGCGTGTAATTTTCAGCTGTTTTGTCAACCAATTCTTTACAATAGTTGCATTCAATAACTAAGTGGTTCAGTCGCAT